ACTAAAAAACAGATTCTTGGATCTGTAACTAATGAAGACACAATTGAAGCACTGAATAGAATGGTTAAAACATACATCGCAGAGCTAGTTCCTGAAAAGAATATTATTATTGAGGAAGAAAATAATAGATTACGTCAATTCTATGATTTAGTTAAAGAGAGTGTATTAGTTTCTAATGAAGAAATACAATCAGTTATTCGCGAAGAACAAAAACAAGTTAAGCAAACTTTGTCAGAAATGGAGATGAAATTTGCTACTGAACAAAAAGACGCTCAAGCCAAAATTAAAAAACTGAATAAAACTTTGAGCATGGAAGTGGAATCGAAAATTAAAATGACTGAAAAGATGAATACACTCCGTTGTGAAAACATCCTTAATGACCGCCTTGGCGATTTACCAAATTATCAACGTCGCCAAGTTGAATTGAAGATTGGTAAAAACAAGGGTGATTTCCGCTTTATTACTGAAAATATAGATAAGATGATTCGATCAACTCGCTCTGATCAACCTAAGCGCATTGTAGAAGAAAGCTCACATGTCCAAGCTACAGAGATTACAACCCAACCAGGAGAAACTTCTGAAATGGAGCTATACGCCAGTATGGTAAACAAAGGACGTAAAGGCACCCGCCGATAAAACACTAAACTATATTAAAACATATTAAAACTGAGACCATCATTACGATGGTCTTTTTTATTATTTAAATCTGCGACCCCGTTTCCAACCCTTTTTCACATATTCACCCAACTCATCCCCCTTCACCATTTTGGCCTGCAACGAAACTGGATGATAAATGTGCCTCAATCCTCTATTTTTAGGATTGCCTCTAACCCATTTAGTATTGGTATAGTTTTGATTAAAATCAGCCAACTGAACACGCTTGCTCTCCATTGTCACGGTATGATAAATATGTATGGAATTTAGATGAGTTTCGCGATTCTTCATGCAGGCTTCCTCACCGAATGATATACCCGTCTCTGGATTAATTTCAGGATTGTTGTAATGCGCATATAGACTACTCGTAGTCTTGGCTCGTGTTTCAGCTGAACGTGTCTTGCCGCACATGCCATTAATTCCACCATTAATATAGAATTGTTTTCGCGCTTCGGTTGCTAGAAGATGCGCCTCTTCGCCAAATGATATGCCAGTTTCAGGATTAATTTCGGGATTGTTGTAGTATTTCATGTTACCACTGGATGTTTTTGCGCGCTCCTCTTCTCCAAAAGTTAATCCTGTTTCAGGGTTGATTTTTTTTATTATTGTAGCGTGCCTTATTATATTTTGAGATTTTTTCTCGTGAATATTCAGTATGACCACATCCGTCTTTACCACCAAAACCCCCTATGTGTATATTATATGTATCAGGTCTCATGATAAACACATCATCAACTAATAACATTTCCATGTCATACGCGCTTCACACATCTTCACACAATAAGAGCGTTTCCTTTTTAAAGTTGTGTTTGCCGTGTTTTCTTATTGCGTTATTTAACCGTGTACCAGATCCTAAATATGAATCATTGAGATTATCAGTAACATGCACACCAACATAGAATTGGTCAGTGAGTAGATTAGTCGTTTGATATATTGTGTAGTATTTATGTTTTTTCATAAAAAAATCCTCAGTTGTTACACCGGGCCAACGAAAGCCTTTGAGACAACCAAGGATTGTTAAATCTTTATCACATTATATTAAGAATCTCATCAAATTTCGTTGTTCAGTGCAATTCTTTTTTAGTATAATTACTATTATATATACCACATTTTGTGAATTTTTTCAATATGTTTTTAAATATAAATAGTTTATTAATAAAACAAAGGTTTAAGTTGTTGCAAAAAAAAATGAAAATTCGAGTTTTTTTGAGTAACACCGTATAAATAAACATGTAAGTTTAAAATCTATACTGTAAGTGTTTACAGTTAAGAAAACTAGATAGATAAAACATAAACAATAAGAGGTTTTTTTATGATGTTAGATAAAAGTTATCAAATGCGAACAGCCGACAAATGGTCGCCTGTACTTGAGGCGGATGGCGGGATTCAAGACGACGAAATTCGTTTGGCTACAGCTGTAGTGCTTGAAAATGTTCAGCGTGAAGAGAATCGTCGCCAGGGTATTTTGGCAACTGAAGCAGGTTTGGCGGGTAATGCTCCTTCATGGCCTGGTTCTGATGGTGGTGCAATGAGTCAAACGGGTGATGGAGCCTTTGGTGTTCGCGGTGTAGACGGCGATATTCCTTTGTCTGATGCTCGTAAGCCTTCTGCGCTTATTCCTATTATTCGCCAGTTTTTCCCTAAATTGATTGGTCATGAACTTTGTGGTGTACAAGCCATGAATTCTCCAGTTTCTTTTGTATATGCTCTTAGAGCACAGTATGGCAAGAATCGTAATTTCGTTAATGGTAGAAATACTGCTGATGGCGATATTGCTGGTTACAATAACGTACATTCTGATTTCTCAGGTAAAGAAGGTAATTTTTCTTCTGTTTCTGCTGGATCAGATATGTGGTCTCATTATACTGGTGGAACCGGTGGTGCTGTTGGTCAGGGTGATGGACAATTTGGTGGATCAGTTAATCCTGATGGATCTTTCCAAGATTATGATCAAGCTGAATGGGCACGTCTCGGCGTAAACGTTCCTACAATGAAATTCTCGATGAAGAAGGCCGTTGTAGAAGCTAAGACTCGTATGCTTGGAGCATCTTGGCCGCAAGAACTTCAAGAAGATATGCAGAAAATGCATGGTCTTGATGCCGATTTCGAAATGCTGAATATTCTTTCTTATGAAATTCAGGCTGAAATCGATCGTCAATTGGTTAATGAAATGGTTTACGCTGCTATTAAGGGCGGAACACAAACTACTTCAGAGTGGTCACCGGTTTCTGCTGATGGTCGTAATCAGATTGAACGTATTGGTACTCTTTACACGCATATCCTTGAACGTAGTAACTACATTTCTTATCTGACACGTCGTGGTGCTGGTAACTTTGTTCTTACATCGCCTAAGATCACTGCTCTTCTTCAACGTGTTGCACAACAGGTAACTGTTAGTTCGTCAACAGGTTCTCCTGCTACAGCCGCTACTGGTACAAGTTCGGTTGAAAAGGTTGGTAAACTTGGTGATAGCCATATGTTATATCGCGATACTTTCGCAGCTGCTGATTATGCCTTGATTGGTTATAAAGGTAGCATGAACTATGATAGTGGTGTTATGTACTGTCCGTACATTCCTCTTCAGGTTCTTCGTAGTCGCGGCGAGAATGACTTCAATCCTCGTTTGGCTGTAAGAACTCGTGACGGAATCCTTGGTTGGGACGCTCGTACTCAGTTGGATGAGCCTTTTGGTTCTCACCTGTATTACCAGTTTGTTAAGATCTCTGGTCTTTCCAATACTGCATTGCAGAATGATGCTGGTTCAAGAGTGTTTACTTATAGTGATGCTCCTGGTCAATCAGTTGTTTAATAGAATCTAAGTTCTATTGCAAAATCTTAAAGAGGGATTCTTCGGAATCCCTCTTTTTTTTGTGTATATCATATAAATATAGTTTAAATAGAGAAAAGGAACATAATGGCAGATTCACTTAATGATTTATTTGATTTAGAACCTTTATCAGATGGTGCGATTATTAAACAAAATAATGATCCATCATTACCTGGTGATATACAGGAATTAGAGGAGGTTCTTGCTCTTTCTACCAAAGTATTAGATAGCTATAAGCAAAACGCTGTACAGTGCTCTCACGATCAAGGAGACGGCTTTGATGTTATAGTCTTGGAACTCAGTAAGTTGTTAGGTTCAACAAATACCATTTTAGCTAATTGTAAGTACGCTATTCAGACAGAAGTGTTACTTGACTCTGAATTAGTTAACGCTACAACTTCAGTAATAAAAACTTCTAAAGATTTGATAACTGAATTTTTGAAAATATTTAAAGAGAAGATGAAATATCAGCAGTCTATAGATTTAGAATGCAAAAAAGCTGCACTCAAAATAGAAATTAATGATCATAAAATAAAGTTGGCACATAATCTTAAAAAGGAACTTATTGATCCTGTAGATAATGCTATTGATGTCGCATATGTCCAAGAACAAATTATCTCTAAGATTTTAGATAATGAAGTTTCATAAATATGTTGAGTATTGAGCATTTTGATGATAGTCCGGTATAAATATAATTGTTAGTAATTTTATAGTGAAATACGTTTTAGGAGAATAGAATATGAGTTTAAATTTTTATATTGATACTGATGGAGTAGTCCATGCCCAAGATGTTGTTGTTGATGGTGATACTCAACTTTCTGGTGGGCTAGTTGCCTTTTCGTTACAAGGTGGAACAGAAGATACAGCTTTGAGACTTGTAGTTAGTGCTCTTACAGGTGAAGTTAATTCGATTAGTGGTGTAGCAGATGGTGCTGCAGCTGCCGTTGCTCTTCGTACTGGTGCAACGTTTGAATTATCGGGTGATGCAGTTCTTTCTGGAACAGTGTTATCTGGATATAATGTAGTAGATGGATTGATCGTTTAATTTTAATATTTTTGAGATAAAACGTATAAATAAAAATAGTAAGTTAAAAAAGTCTTAGTTAGGAGAATATAATATGAATAAATTTAAATTTAATGATGATAGTGATCTAGTAATTGATGGTATTACTGTTACCGCAGGTGCAAGTGATCTTTCTGGTACAGCGATTTCTGCACTAGTTGCCGGTCTAACTGGTGAGTTATCTGCTGATGTGATTGAAGTCGCTGGATTTAGTGGAACAACTAGTTCCGATTTGATTTTTGTTAATGGTATTTGCGTTTCTGGCGCATAATTTATCAATTAATAAATAATTTAAGTAGTCTATAGCTTCGGCTATAGGCTATTTTTTGATATATTGCGGATTAAAGCTATTGAGTTTTGGTGTATTAAACATTAATAATTTAGCTTCTTGCTGTGCTGAGATTTTACAACCTATTACTTGCATATCGGCCGCGCCTTTAATTGTATCTTGGTGCATACTTAACCAGCGGTATGTCATGAACATATTCAGATCTGCTTCTTCGCTATTATTAATCGTGTCAGTATTTTTCGTGACAGCAATAGCTCTTAGATTTCTTAAAAATGCTGGATAGTTCATTTTATTTTAAAGCTGTTTTCCGACAATTCGGCAATGACTTCATCTAAATCATGTTTCCAATCATCAGGATCTTCGTATATTAGATTTTTAACAGGTTTTAATTCACGTTCTGAACAAATATTTTTAAATTTATTCGAAACCTTTTTACCTTGCCGATTAAACAATTTTTTACTTATTTTTGACATCGTTTTTCTTATTTGTATTTTGTTTCTGTAATTTTTCGGCAGCAGCTTTAGCTGCATTATTCCAATATTCGTCATTCCCCCGATATTTAGGAAAACAAGTACCGATTCTCCATTTACTGCCTTTAGACATTTACGTTCCTTTTATTTTCTTTTATGTATAATAATCGTCACTAAATACATTGTCACCACTTAGATTAAAACCGTCAGCGCTTAGTGTATATTCTGTACTACTTAATATATCAATTAAATTGCTCGCTTTCACTGATGGTGATGCAATAAATCCATCAAATAATACAAGCATTGATCCATCCTCACTAATGTAATTTACTTCTTGTACTCCTGTCAATTCTGCACTAACTAGTGAATTAATAAAATCACCATCAATATTGGAACTTATTGATAGTAGATCAGCAGATGTTAAACCTCCTGATAACAATCCTGAGGTTGAATGCCAATACCCTAAAAATGCTGCTGAAGTTCCATTAGCATTACCAATATATGAAGCATACGCATCCGGTGACGAGAAATAAGCGCTAGCTGTTGTTCCTGGATATGCAAACATAGGTAACCAATCATACATGGGATATTTTATAGCGCCTGATATTATTTGATTTTCATAATTATCAAAGGTTTCCGCATCTTTAGTTAGATCCATGCTATATGGTACTGCATGCCAATCAGATAAAACAAATGTTGAACTGAGTTCAGAATTTCTAACAAGTTCTGGATACCAATTAATTTTTTCGATAATGCCGCCAGTGAGCGCCTCAATGTTATCTACACCTGGGAAAATCCATCCTTTATATGTGAAGTTGGTTTCACATGAATACTCACACATCTCTTTAATCGGCTTATCATCATCAAATTCTGTTGCTATTTGTCCATCCCAAACAACTTGGTTATTGACCTTTGCACCACTGATTTTAGGATGGACAGTAACTACATAGATGCTTGGATTAAACATCGACATAAAATTACATATAATTTGATCAAAATCTTCATGATACTTTGCTAAAACTGTCATTTTGAAGTCAATATTTATAGGTACTGCACAAAAGCGATTAAGTAGTTGTGTATAGTAACTTTCACTGATATTATGAATATCAGGAATTTCCGTTAAAAATTTATTAACATCTGATACTCGATTATTATCACGATTAATACGAGAAATAGAAACCGCCACCATCGGCAATACAATAGCTTTACCGGTGTTTTCCATTTGTTTGAACACCTTTTGCCTATCGCCATAAACTGCTAAAACTTTAATATCTTTATTAACTTTGTTTTTCTCACGCCGAATCGTTATATCATTACATACTGCATCCATAAATTGCGCGACTGAATACTTAATTTCTTGATTATATGATCTACTTTTCATGAATTATACGCTTTAAAAGTGTTAAACATTCTTCTCTCTTATTCTTATTTATATAAGTTTGATGGTATAATTTATTGGCATCATTAAAGAATACACGATCAGGATTTTTAATATGATACACACTCATCATATCAGAAATGATGTATTTTCTAATTATGTATAGAATATTTTTAGCTGAAAAATTTTCAAGCTTAATGAATTTTAATGAATCGACGTTAATCGCATTTTCTATGAATTTTCGATTTTTAATTAAGTATTTCCAAAGTGAGTTAAACACCTTGTTAAGTTCTACCGTATCTATGTATATATCTCGATCTATAGGAAAAAATTCGTAATCTACTTTGATACTGGGTGATTCTATTGATTTATTGTTAGCCGGAAGACACGTATTAACAATAAAGATATTAAATGATTTATTTTTGAAGTCTTGATACGCAATAAATTCGTTGTATAACAATTTTCGTAATTTTGTATTGCCTGGCAGTTTTATAACTATTTCACCACTATCCCCAATTCCTTGTTGAATGTTATTATCTAAATTATTAATAACATTAACAAAACATTTGGATATAATGTCTCTAAATAGAAAAACCTGATTAGGTTTTTGTGAATCTGTCATAACACATCTAGCGAGTTTGCTGTTTCTTCTTCAAGAGCTTCAGTAGCTATAACGAAATCTGTTTTAACTCGCTCAACCATTTCTTCCGGAATTAAATCAAAATCAATCAAGGCTTTGTTGTTTTTCAGATTTTTAATAAAGTTTACATCACTCTGCAACTTTGCTTTCAGTTCATCTTTATTCTGCAATAATTTTAAACACTTTTTTAATGCGTGCCCTGGAAATACACCTTTTATATCATCAGATCCATCACCAGCTAAAATTTTCAAAAGTGTAAACTCTTTTGCTGATAATTGAGTGCCTTTTGTATAACCTTCAATAGTTACTTCTTTGCCACCAATCTCTAATTGAATAACGTCATCAGCTAATTGCAAAAAATCTCGATCATTAGCTAACAGGAAAATTTTGTCGGCGTCTTTAATTATGTGCTTTACTAGCACCGCTACAATATCATCACCTTCACAATATTTAGTGAATAGTGGCATAATATTAAACGTACTTCTGAATACACTATCTGTTTTACATATGTATTCCAAAATGAATTTAAATGTCGCCCCGACATTAAATTCTGAAGGTTTAGATATCCTTCTACTTATCTTATATGATGGGGCAATATCTAGGCGCCAATTATCTTTCTTAGAACAATCTGTTGGAAAATAAATCACCATATTTTCTATGTCAGCGCCATATTTTTTACCAATAATTTCATTTACATTATATGTAAATCTGCTATAAAGACGTTTTAATACCAAATCGACGAAATCTGGATCATTACATGGCTCATAATCATTATCGGTGTTTTCAAGCTTATTATCGGTTTTATAAGTCTTCCATGCTGAAAACATATTAAAATAAATGAAATAACTACCATCTATAATTAAATAATCCTTTTTCATATTTTTTTCCCTTTTTTAGTATTAAACTTCTCCACCTTTTTACTTAATGGTGTTTTTAGTTGATTTATGAAAAAATTTAATACTGGCGGGATATCTTCATCTTTGTTTCTAAATCTATATGTATCCATTATGACCCAATCATTTAATACCACAGTTTTAAAACCTTTAGATAATATATCAAAAACTACTACATGTTTATTATTATTAATGTTTTTTAGTTTGCTTAAATTTAGCATTTTCATTTTCCAACCAAGAGCTTTGCTCAATATTGAAATAAATAACAAATTTTTTGTACATAACATGCGCCTAAACTTCGGTTGGCCGATAATCACATGCTTCTTCTCAAATACAATTTCGAAAATAAAATACTCTAGTAGCGTACTAAATACACTGTTTTTAGTATCTTTTCGACTCCAATCAAAAACATTTATTGATAAATTGTAATTTTCAACATTATTAATTTCAATAAAATCATCTTTAAATCCTTTTAGTATTGATTCCTGTTCTAACATTAAGATCCTCTAAGTAGTGATGTATAAATGCTAATTTGTGTTACGATTTTTTCTGTTTCTTCTTCTCTGTCTTCAAGTTTAATAATCAAAACATTTTTATCAGCCTTAGTTATTTTAATTTCTTCACTTTTCAATATCGTAGCTAATTGCATTCTTTCGGTATTTATGAAAATATTATTAAGCAATTTACCTGATGTTACATTACCGAGATAGAGCTTAATAGTATTTGATGCTGGGTTTTCTACATCACTTAGGTATGCAAACATCATTTTGGTTTTAACTTGATCCTGTTCAACTCTATACGTGATACTTTGAAGATCATCACTAATCAAATTTTTATTACTGAGTATGCCTCTAACAGTTTCATAATTGGTTTCAAATGTGCATTCAGTTGTTAACTGATCAGCTTTGACTGCGTGATCTACATATACTGCAACAATTTCTTCTCGGCATAGAGTATATTTGAATTCTACCAAATTTCCCTTATATCCTATATAAGTCTTTTGATATTGTAGATCAAATGTTTCTATTTGCTCATTTGTTTTAATGAGTTTCATGTAATTGAGAAACTTGCTGAAATCGTTAATACAAAATGTTATTTCTTCGTCACATGTCGTATTAAAGTTTTCTAATTTTATACGAGCATTATCAGATTTGAACAGACAGGTTAATCCTGCTGGCCCAATAATAAACTTTGCTCCTGTAACAACTTGCCCAACTGCATGAATTGAATTTATAAGTGAATCGATATTAGATATGTGAATATTTTTCATAATTTAATTTATTGATTTTAGCCAAAAATTTCACTTAAATATGTAAATATATTAAATAATACTTTCTAGGAGAACAAATGCCAAAATATACAGATAAATTAGTTCCTATTGATAAAACAGGTGATTCTAATCTAGAAATCAAAGGAGAATTGGACGAATTACTATCATGGCCAGAAATTGTGGATCTTTTTGATGTCGATTTTATGGCATTCACTGATCCTGACACAGTTTCCCAACCTGTAAACCTTCAGGAATTTCGTATGAATGAAAATCAGATAAAGCAGGTATTTGCAATACTTAATACTGTAGCTGGCTCGATTTCCATGAAAATTGATGAAGGTGGCGAACGCCTTATGCCACAAGATATGACAGATCATCAATATATCTTTCTGCTTTGGCTCAGGTTGGCGTAACAGATGCTCCGGGCAAAGACGATAACGAATATGATACGGATGACGTTGAAGATGAAGATTCATCTTTGGAAACCGAAATGTCAGACGAAGGTAAAGAAGCTCTCCGTAAAGCTCTTGAATCGATTGCTAATGGTGAAGATATCGAAAGTTCACTGAGTACTCGCGTAACAGTATCTGTTGCTGACATTCTTAGTCTTAATGATTTAGATCCTGAAGTGCAAGATGTATTTTCTAGTGCTAAGGTTAAACATGAAGATCATATTAAAATGACTAATCTTCAGGGTGTTATTGATTCACTTGAAGGTTTTCTTAAGAAAAAATAGGAATAATGATGAGTAAAACTCATGAAGCATTTAATAAGATTTATCAAATTGCTGAAAGCATTGTAAATAATAAAGCGTTTAAAACTGAATCCGGCGTCTTGGACGAAATTCCTGCGGTGGGTTTTGCCACATTATTAGAATGGCAAAGGTATTTTACAACGTTAGCAAAAAGGAAGAAGGGTGTCACGTTGACAGCTAGACAAATCCTTTCGTTCACAAATCTATTAAAACAAACCAAATAGAGTGAAATATTTTAATTAACACGTATAAATAAAGTTATTAGTAAGAATTATACAAACTTTGGAGAAAAAAATGCCGAAATACACATTAAGAAGCACAGCGAACATCAGAAATGCATACGAGAATATGTTCGTAGCAAAAGAATCATTTGAAGATGACACCGAAATGGAAGATTATGATACTGACATTGATGTTGGTGGTGAAGAAGATGGGGCATCTGCCGATCCTAAGCTTGATATGATTAAAAAAGCTAAAGGTCTATTAGAAGAAGCAATGTCTCAGATCGATAGCGAATCTGAATTAGCTGATGAAGATGATGAAGAGTTGGATGATGTCGATTCTATCGATTTAGGTGATGATGATGATTTTGATCTTGACACTGACGTTGATCTTGACGCTGATCTTGACGCTGATGCTGATCTTGATGAAGATGATGGCGACCTTGGTCTTGATGACGGTGCAAAGCTTGACGAAATCGTTAGTCTTCTAACTGAGTTGGTTTCTTTAGAAAGGGGTGAGTCTCCTGATGAAGATGAAGAAGATCTTGATGAAGATCTTGAAGAAGATCCTGATGCTGATGCTGATCTTGATGAAGGCGATGATTCAGAAGATGATGATTCAGAAGAAGATGATGAAGAAGATCCCGATCTTGAAGAGTCTAATATTATTAAAGAAGCGAAAAGTATTCTGAAGCAAGCTAAAAAAGCAATGGGTGCAATTAAATCCGGCAAGAAAATTGTGGGCGGAGCTGATTCGGTTACTGTTGGCAAAGGCAAAAAAGCTAAGAAGTAATTCTAAAGACTAATAAATATTTAAGAAGCATATAGAAATATAGGCTTCTTTTTTTGTAAATATAGATGTTAACATAATATAAACATTTGGAGAATTACATGTCAAAATATACATTAAAAAGCAAAACTAATATTCGGAATGCATACGCTGGCATGTTTTCAGCTAATGAAGATTTTAAAGAACCGAGCGGATGGGTTGATGATCCTGAAAATGAAGACGCTGATTCATTCTGCGAAGATGTAGATGATACGATTGATTTGGATGCGGATGTTGATCTTGATGCAGATCTTGATGAAGATACGGCTGATACTGAACTTAGTAACTCATCGCTCGATACGGTTATAGAGTTGTTGGGACAGTTGGTGTCTGCTAAAAAGGGTGAGTCTCCTGATGAAGATGAAGAAGAACTTAGCGAAGAAACACCAATGGATTCAATTATTAATCTATTGACACAATTGGTTGCAGCGAAATCCAGCAAAGATACTAATACAGAAGTGACTGAAGATATTAAAACTGAAAATGGTTTGTCTCCATATGATGAAGATGGTTGGAACGATGAGTTCTTTGAAGAGTATGGATTATTTGAGTTTTTTGATAAAATAACCAAAATGGAATATATGCTTAAAAATCATGCTATAGGCACTGATACATATGCAAGCCTATTTGATGATTTGAATGCACTCTCCGAAGATTTTAAAACGCTCATGGAACGCACATTGCCAGATCCTGACGATGTTTAATGAATAATTAGGAAATATAAAGTTTTATAAAAAAAGCCCGGATAATCTCCGGGCTTTTCTGCGTTAATGAATTTGTGATCTACAAAACATCACTAGTGTAAAATTGCCGAGTAGGATGTTCTGCACGCCTGTCGGCACTCCAACTACCTATTTATCATCAAAAACTTATAATTACCACAATCATAAATTCGATGATATCCCTCCATTTCCATAATTTGATGTTCAGTTAAATTTATATTATAATGTTTCATATTTTTAAGTTTGTGTTTCTGGAATTTAACGCGTGACCAGCGCTTTAATTTCGTGCCGGAATGCCAATACCAATAATTTGGCCCACAAACACTATCAAGAGTGAAACCTAGGGTTTCGTATCCTTTGCCTGTTGACCATCGGCGGTCGCAGAACGAGATGAGCTGTGCCCATTCTTGTGTAGTCTTGAAGTGTTTAAGTAGTTTACTTCCATTACCATGAACAATAGTCCATGGTTTTGTGCAAAACCTATTTAATTCCCAAATTAATTCCTGCCGTTTTTTCAAACTAAATGACATCACGCTTACTAATTCTTTTTCATAAAATAAACCTAAATTAACTTTACTAATACAATCACCTTGTAGATGATACCGCTCATTAAATTCTTTTTTTTCTTCAGAACTTATGTCTTTTATTTCACATTTACTGGCGCGTATTTTTGTGAAGTTTTCAGTTTTACATAGTTTTAGCGCTAATTTGGATTTTACTACATCTTCATAATTTAGCCATTCATCCTCAAAAACATGAATAAGCTCAATACCCTTTTCTTCACATAACTCCGTCTTCATCAAATGATATTTTTTATTTGGCTTTTCGGTAATGCAGTGCCAATATAGTCCATCATACTCGATAGCCATTTTATGTGAAAGAATGTTAATATCTAATTCTTTAGGATATATAGTAAATCTATCATTTATTCGAAAATCTACATTTAATTCCTTTATATAATCAGCTATTTCAGTTTCCGCCCCTGAAATCATATTATGTGCTGGAAAACATTTTGGACAAGATTTTCCGTTTTGAAATTTATTCCATGTGCTTTCAAATATGGTATTACATATTGTACATTTGAAGGTGTGTCGAAAATAATTTGAAACATAGTCACCTAATAATGTAACATTTCGTTTTTTTAATAATGCATCACTTGATACTATAAATGTTTCAAGTCTAGATTGTGTTCGTTTTATTGTAGAGGTTTTATTTTTACTTATGTTGTCTACGCCGTATTTATTCAATAGTGTTTGTTTAATGTGTGATTGAATGTCTTTATTGGCAAATGGATTTTCGACACCGTATTTTTTTATATTGGTTTGTTTAATTTTTGATTTATATTCATTGGAATAATATCTACATTTAGGACAATATTTTGAATAACCAACGTTTATGTTTTTAAATGTTAAATATTTAACGCATTTTTCTGTTAATTTTGAACAAATAGGTTTAGATGTTAAATTATGCAAAAACCAATAAATCGATTCGTTTAGCGATATATTATGTTGTTTTTGTAATTGTAAAAGTATCCTGTGAATATTATCGTATTTTATATTTTTGGTTATTATATTAAACCATGAATTTCTTTTTGCAGTAATTATTAAATATCTTAATATTTGTTTTTGTTCATGTATTTTCATAAATAAAAAAGTCCTCTATTGTCAAGGTCTACGAAAACCTAATTGAGCCAATAAAGGACTGAAAGTAATATATTCAATTAAATATTTCTAATGGCTCAAATTTCGTAGTTTTGACATTAAAATTATTATAAAATTATTTATACATTTTTTAATATAAAACTCAACATATATTACAAAACATCACTAGTATAAAATTGCCGAGTTGGATGTTCTTCCCGCCTGTCTGCACTCCAACTACTGACCGGTGTAAGGAATCCAACAATTCTTAGATATTTTTCTACTTCGGCGTTACAGCATGGACTTTTTTCATATTGTCCGATATGCAATTTGTTACATAGTTTACATCTACATTGTGACACATTAATGGCAAAGTAGATGCATCCACTAGCTGCAGCAAATCTTATCAACTGTTCCATTTGCTCAGGCGTTATGGATTCAGTAATATTGATGTGGCATATTCCACCACCTCCGACCTTATCACAAAATTTACCATCCATAATTATTCTGTCATGTAGATCAACTATTTTTGAAAGAGGAATGTATTGATTAGAATATAGTGAATATGGACTTGCGCTAAATACTAATTTATCTTTTTTCGCAAGACTAGAGGCGGCTCCCTCACCTGGAATTTGTTCAAGGTTTCTGATATGTCCATCAATTTTGGTTCTATCATCATTTTGCTTATTAATTGCATTTAATACATCGGCGGCAAATTGCGAACCTTCATCAGTTGTAATATCCATACCTAAAATTGCAACGGCTTCATTTAATCCAATAAAACCGATAGTACTGAATTGCTTATTGAGATCCATAAATCCATATGTGTACAATGGAAGCTTACGACTTTCAATTAGCTCACTTAATGTATGACGATGAACTTCTAGAATATCTTGGGCTAAACCTACTTTGTCTGCAATATTTCTTAAAAAGTCTTCTTTGGAATCACTTTCAAATGCAGCTCTTGGCATATTTAGTGTAACCACACGATGAGATCCGATTGAAACTCCACCTGCCCCAAAACTGTTTGTATACTCTTTTAGCTTAGTCATATCTGATGAAAGTCGACAATTATGTGTTATTATATTATTGGCTTTAAAATAATGATTTTTGTTAAGTTCTATATCATATACGTAATCATCATGAGAAACTTCTTTAATTGATGTGATTTTTATATATTTCATAATGTATTGTTCCTTATGTGTGTTTATGTATAATTTTAATATTTGGGTTTGTTAAATAATTTTCGTCGATACCTTTAAGAATTCGTGATTTTCTATTACCATGTAGCACATATTGAAATGTTATGTTATTTGTGTTTAATAATTCACGACATGTATTTTTTAAATATATAGGCACGATTTCATCAATGTGTAAATATTGGCATATTTCTTTAATATTCATTATATGAAAGGGTATATCTAGCATCTTTAATGATTGAGCAACAGCTTGATATTTTTTGGATAATTTTAATTGTTGTAAATTTTTCCCACTTTCAGTTTTCAGTTCAAAATATGTTCCGTTTATTACAAAATCAATTAAATAATTTTTTATTATTCCTTCGTTATTCATATATTTAATAGCCTTAGGCTCAAACTCGAAAGCAATATTATTTTTTATTAGAGTTAATGCTAATGTTAATTCAGCAAATGATCTAAATTTAAATTCTTTATTTTCATGTATTAACCATGATGAAATACCATATGAGTTATGTTTTCTATATAATGGATCATTTTTATTTGTTAATCGCTTTACTGCAGCATTAGATATTTTTTGTCTAGCTATGGGATTAGATGCAGGATTGTGATGCGTCATTATTATAGATTGTGATTGTTTTAGTTTTTTACCTCGTTCCGATTTATTGTAGAAGTGTTTTTTATTTTTGGATAATTTGATACGATATTCATCCGAAATATATTTGGCAGGCCCTGTATAATGATAGGTATTACAATATGGTTTCCATTCCATGTTATGTGTTTTTTTAACATGTTGTTTTAAATCATCATATGAATTTTTACAAATGTTACAAATTAAATGTTTTTTGTTAGGTGTGGTTTTAACGAATTTATTTGGGTGTTTATATTTACAGTGTAATTTATACGCCTGATTGCATCCGAATACTCTTCCACATTCTTTACACTCAATACTTTCCTTTTTTGTTAAATCACTATGAAGTCTAATATTAGGATATAGCATTTTAAATTCGTTAATAGTCATATTATGTTTTCGTATGTGTCCTACCAGTGATTCAAAAAATTTATTACATATTGGACATTTTAAAAAGCTTTGATTTTCTTGTTGCGACGTTTTATTGTTTTTGATCCGGATTAAGTCATTTCTTTTTATTCGTTGTTGCTTTAATTCTTCAAATTGATTTTTGTGTGAATTTTTTATGTGAGAAAATAATCCCTGTGAAGATTTAAAATCTTTATTACATATTGGACAGATATTGTGCATAAGAATTTCCACTTTCGTTTAGGTTTTTAACTATATAACATATATTTATATAACTAAGTGGAAATTCCTTCAGCACGTTGACACTTATTCCAGTAATAGGTATCGCTTTTGATTATTTAATAGTTGTTCGGCCGAAACTTCAACTAAAATATCAGATTCAACATCTTTTGCTTTAAATATGTGATCAGCCGTAACTTTTAGGGTTTTTCCATTTTCACACTGTATTTCTATAAGACTCGCGGAACGTTTTTTCAGTATGCCTGTAATATTCGCAGGTTCAAAACTTTCAGTAAAAGAATTAAAGCTTTCAATCGTGTATGAACTATTAATTTTTTGTTCTACTTGTTGGTTTTGTCCCTTTGTGATATATTGATTGACAAAATCTTTAATGCTCCATATTTCTTCTATATGGGTTTCATTATTAAATACTTTAATAATTTCTGAACCTTCAAAACAGCAGCTCGAGATTCTTCCACGTGGTCCAGAGAAGATATTGAATGCACCATTGGTGCTATTCAACTCAGCGACTAGGGAGACCCAGGGACCATCAGGAACGTCTCCTGAATCATCCCGATACAACATTACCGTATTGACTGGAAATGTTAGTGTTTGCACCTTGGTTTCTTCTACAAACCACCGCATATAGAATTCCTGTAAACTTATAATGCTATCAAAATTTGGAGTGGAAAAATCAGGATATAGCGCATTCTGAAATAAATCTTCTAAGAAATATTTATCAAATAGGCTAAAATTAGTGAAAGCTGATTGGGATGCTCGCCACGGGAAATTCAAAGAATAGACTAATGACTGAAGCTCTTCTTTAATAGTAACGCGATTAGCTTCATTTTC